GTCGTACCAGCAGTAGCACCCGGAGTTGCTTGAGAAAGAATCGCTTCAATAACTTCACGATTGATTTCAGCAAGAATTTCAGCAGAAAGAATATTTGACAATTCTGATTCTGCATCAAGTCCGTGGATTGCTTTAAGGTCTTGAGCAAGTTCCAAAGAATACTTGGCTTTCAAAGCACGAGTTTCAGCAGTTACGCTTGATTTCTCAATTGAGAAACTCATTTCTTTGAATGCTCCGCCACCTGAAACAAAGCCACCTAAAGCCTCGCCTTCAGCAGTAGAGTAAGTATTCTGGGAGTTTGCGTCATCACCCGAAAAGTCAACATTAGGCTGACCTGCAGCCGTAGTTAACGCTTCAGCACCCGTGCTGGCTTCGCCAGTGTAGTGTGATTTCATAGCAAAGATAAGTCCGGTAGGACCACTCATTGGCTGAACGCCAATAGTATCATAAGCCATCAACTGAGGCATAGTACGTCTAACGAGACTGATAAGAATCGGGTCCCAGTTATCTACGTTAGCACCAGTAACGTTGGCTTCTTGCAAAGCCTTTTCTTGGTTTTCTAAAAGACGAAGTGTAATTGCACGTTTAGTTGCATCTTGGATTTTTGGCAAATCCTCGTGCTCCATAACTGGCTGCCACTTATCTTTAATTTCTTCTGATAAAAACATTTTCTGTTTCTCCTATTATTAAATATAAATGATGGTTAAGCACCTAAAATGCTCGGTTCCCTTGATTGTGAAAGTGAAGCCATAACCTTCTTCATTGCATCAGTCATCACTCCGTCAGAGGAATCGCTAGAACCCTCTTCTGCAATTACTTCTTCTTTCTCCGCCTCTGAAGGAAAGTAAGTGTCCTTCAAAGTATTAAGTTTTTCAGCATAAGTCTTAGCATCATCATACTCAACACCTTCAGCAAGAGTTTTCATCTTTGCTTTTTGAGTTTCGGTCAAATCGTCTGTAACTTCTCTGAAAATCTTTTCAGCAGATGCTTCGGCTAGTTGCCCTTTTGCTTCAATGTTTTTATTCATTTCAGCATCAAGAGTTTCCTTAAGGTCGTTAATCTCCTTAGCCTGCTCGTCAATTACATTGTACTTCTCGTTAGGGATTTCAATGTAATTTTCTGCAAACAACTTCTGCATACCACTAACAAAACCCTCTAGGATTTCGTTTTTCTGCTTGTGTTCAATTGCGTGTACATTTTCCTCAATATACTCGGTAACCATATAGTCTAAGTAACCATCTAGTTTCTCTGTAATATCAGCAAGTGTATCGGCAGTCTGTTTAGCCAAATTCTCTTCCATCTTCTCTTCGATTTTGGAAAGATTTTCTTTGACTTTGGCTTTCACCGCAGTTTCAAATACAAGTGTAGTACGTGCTTTGAAATCTTCAGTTAACTCTTGACCATCAAACAATGCGTTAACATCTTCGGTCACATCAACTTCAATTTCAATTTCTTCCTTTTTTAGTTTGGCAGATTTAGTTGCTTTTTCTTCTACTTCATCGTCCTCGTCCTCATCTGCTTCATCTCCATCGGCTTCGTCCGTAGACTTAACCTTTTTAGATTCATCTTTGTCCTCATCTTCATCTTCATCTTCAAGGACATCAACTTCTCCAGCGCCATCAACTTTTTTCTTTTTCTTCTTCAAAGCAGTGGCTTTCGGTGATTCGGCTTCTGAGACATCGGCTTCAGTAATTTCAGATGAGTCAGCAACCATTTCCAGGTCCCCTTTCTCTAAAAGTTCATCAGCCTCTGACACTGTTATAGAAGTATCGGATTGTGCAGACTCGCCTTTCCAGACTTTCTGCTCTTCATCCAAAACCAACATCTCGCCAGTTTCTGTTTTTAACTTCATCAGGGTTCTCCTAATCCAATTGATTAATCATTAAAATTAGTTTATAAATTCTAATTACTATTATTTATAAAACTAATTACTTTAACAGTTGCATATATCATAGTGATTCTTACAACCTACTTACAAAATCTTCAAAAATCGTTGCTTCCAGCGAGGTAAGTCGCTTTTTGCCTGACAATTTCTCAATTATTTGCTTATATTCCGCAATAGTTCTCTCTGCAATTGCGCCGTTCTCCCAAACCCACTCTTTGCCTTCCATAACGCCATTTACAAAGGCGTCTGGTGCTGAAGGGTCTGCGACAATATCAGCGGCCGTAGCAAGGTAAAAATCACCTTGTACTTCCTGAATTCCTTTTTTGTTCGCTTTAAGCGAACCCATACCACGAGAAGAGACACCAAGTTGGGCTCCCTCTTTGATAAGATTTTTGACAATGTTTCCGTGAGGTGTATCAGTGACTTTCGCTTTGCCGATATAGTTACTACCGTCTTGCTCCAGTTGAGTAATCATATGAGATACCCTATCCAAATTGATAGTCGGTCCCTCTGGATGACCTAGTTCACCAAATGCACGTTTCTTGTCGATATATTCCTTCGTGTAACGCTTTACTTCTTTCTGCATAATGGCACCAGGATATAGTCTGCCGTTACGATTCTTCACGTCCGCTTGTAGGAATACGCCCTCAATATAGAGGTCTTTTCCGTTCCCCTCTGTTATATACTTAACAGATTCATTAATTTCCGAGATTAGTCTCATTACACGCTCCTCTATTATTTCTTCTTAGTGAACTTGGATTTAACCTTGCCACCATAAACTTTTTGTGCGTTCTTAATTTTGGATTTATTAACACGCATCCATTTCTTTCTTAATTTGATTCGCTTAACTCTATTACCACCCTTTTTGCGGTCAATCTTAGCCTTTAACTTCTGGGCTCGATTTTTGAATTTCCCTCTATCTTTATTCTTTTGGGTCGCTCTCCTTTGCTGTGTGTTTCTCGCTTTGTATTCAGTCAACCACGCTTCTTCTGTAACCGCAGTTTCTTCGTTATTACATAGACAAGGGTCTTCCCCACAAACATCACAAGCGGATTCGACTAACGAATCAATATATCCATTTATAGCATCCATACCCTCGTGTGCTATAAATCGTCCAGTCATCTCATCATCATCTGGGTCTAGTTCACCGTCTCCATCTTTATCTAACGGCCCTAGATGCCACATAGCCCATCCCAAAACTGCTTCGGCTTCTAATTCGGCCTTTTCAGAAACAGTTAAAGAATTCCAGCCATCTTCTGACCATTCTACTATGGCTTCATCGTCTTTAATAGATACAGACTCTTCCAAATATTCAGAGAATTTAACTATACTCATTTCATTACTTTTCCCGGAAAATCAACCACCTCTTTTTGGTAGTCTTTATTCATCTTTGCCCTTTTTCTTTTTCTTTTTGTTATCAGTTGGGTTATCATCGTCCGTAAAGGGCTTTGCTTTTTTGTCTCCAAAATTAGCAAGGTTCTCGTCCTTCTCATCTTCATCTTCATCGTCATCGTCATCTCCGCCTTCTTTTTTCTTCTTGGCGTCAATGGCTTTCTTCAATGCTGGTGGAAGTTCGCCTTCGTGAACGTGTTCTTTATCACCATCTGGATGAGAATGGGTAGTGCCGTCATCGTGAGTATGCTCTATATCCTCTCCATCCTTACCTTCTTCAACTTTTTGAAACATAGTCTTAGAAAGATTGGCTTTAATATCCGATACTTTAGTGGCGATTCTACTACCGATTTCAGTAGTCAACAACGCTTTAAAGTCTGTCGGCTTCTTGTCTCGTGCGTATTGCACAAGTTTTTCTAAATTTTCATTTGGCATAATATTCTATCTCCTAGTAATAATCGTCAGAGCCGCCGTCTTCACCATCTTCACCACCTGAGGAGGTTTGGGCTTCACGCTCTTTATCCATTTGTTTGTCTAACATATCAATATCTTCTTCAGTCTGCATTAAGATATTCTTTCGTACCCAATCGACAGAGTAATAGCGTCCAATCATTTCTCCACTTGATATAGTATCAAGCATTTCAATTCTGGATGTCATCATCTCAAGTTTCTTGAGTTCTGTAAAATATCCATCGTCTTCAAAGATAAAATTAATATTCTCTTTGTAGACGTTCCATTCACCCTTGTCAATAATCTGCTTTGCCAAGAGTTGCGTTCTCAATAGCGAATACAACAAATCGGAGAATCGTTTACGTAGTTTCGTTACGTATTTCGTAAACTTAATTTCATCCCTTGTTATCTCACCCGCTCTAGAGAAACTCCAGGTACTTTCTGTGTCCATCCTACTAGACGGAACGTGGAGTGCCTGATATACTTTCCTCTGAAAATATGCTACATCATCCATATCACCAAGATTTTGTCCACCTGGCAATGTTTCTACTTCAGTTCCTCTGCCACCCTCTTTACGTGGGAGCCAGAAGTCTTCCATCATAGACATTGTATCTTTCCCGTCTGCTACAGTACCCGTAGAAGCATCATAAACCATTTTATTCTTAAACTTGTTCATAATGTTTCGTAGATATTGTTCTGCTTTAGTCTTAGGCAGATTTCCAACGTCTATATAGAACACCCGTCTTTCAGGTGCTCTCGTAATTCTGTAAATAACCATTGAGTCTTCCAACATTCTCAATTGGTTAATTGGTTTCATTGCTTTATGAAGATAAGATAACGTAACTTCTTTTTCGCTATCATATAATCCAGAGTCAGCAGTCGCTACTGCCTCTAATGCAACTTTAAGGGTTTGAGTAACTCCTCTACTCTCTTTTGAATATAACCAATATTCATCAACCCCAGTAACAACTTCGATTCCATCGGAATCTTTTTCCTTTAGAACCTCTTTAATCTTCTTGATATTCTGGCCATCAATGTATCGTAATTCTTTGATGCCCTTTTTCAGATTATCGTTATCAAAAATGATATGATAATGAATTGCTCCATCTTCGTACCATCGTCTGAAAATATCAGGTCCTGCTTGATTAAACTCCAATTTCTTAGAGATAATCGTAAATTCTTCTGCAATCATATCCTTGATATTCTTAGGTACATCAACTGTATCTAATTTATCAAGATAAATGGTAACTGGGTCCTTATAGGGGTCCAGCACCACTGCTTCGTTAACTATATCATCAATCGCTGATTCGGCCTCAGGCTGTCTCGCTACTGCACGATATTTTCCAATTAACTCTTGCTGTGTTATAAACGCAGTGTCGAAATTGATAGAGAAGGCGTTTATGCCTCCTCCATCAATCACGGTAGAACCATCGTCTAAGTTTGGTGCGACAAAGGATTTTGTTCCTTTCTCCACCACGTTAGAGCCAATCTTTTTCTCTATCTTATAACCAAATAGTTCCATATCACTTTACTTTGTTAGTTAAGTTAGTATTATTATGTATATTTATACGCTTAAATAACAAATCGTTTACGCCAATACTGCTACATCATTAGCATCGATTCCACCATCATCCCAAGAAATACTGAAAGTAACAGTATATTCTTGAATTGTATCAACAGTTTCCCAAGAAAGTTCGACTGAACCGATTTCGCTAGGCCATCCATACACATTTGCTTTGTGTGTAGATGGTGAACCATCACGATTATACGGCTGAATCTCGATTTTCTTATGGGCTGTCGCTACGCCAGCGGTTGATGTCATTGAACTAAAGCCAGTAATAGCAGCCTGCCAATTCAACAAAGCGGTACGCATTACATAACCTTCGTCTTGGATAATAGTTGCTGTCCAATCCGCGAATGTTCTGTCACCAGGAACCTTAAGTTTCCGGTTCTGATAAGGTACCTCTACCATTCCAACAGTAGTTGCTGGAAGACTAGCGGCCTTAACAAACATATGTGAATCTATACCTGCAATATTTACCTCAAACAGATTAGGTCTTGCGTAGTCACCTGAATATTGGGAATTAAACGTGTTTACATTAAAATGTGCCATTTTTTATCTCCCTTTATACTTGACCAACGACTTCAGCAAAATCAACACCCGTTTTCGTTGCTACGAAATTAAGCGTGATAAAGTTGATAGACTTGGATGGTTTAAGAAAAATACTCGCAATAAACTGATTCGAGTCAATGACTTCAGGTGTGTTGTTTTCAGCATCACATTGAACGTAAAAATCATACATTCCCTGTCTCGCTTTGATTCCCTCAAGATATGGATTAACCATATTCAAGAAATTCTTACGAGTGAATTCGTTATTGAATTCAAACAAGAAGTATTTTGCGGATATTGATATTGCTTTCTCAAGAATAATGAATAGTCGCCTAACATTAATTCTATCAAATGCACTTGGTTTAGTCAACAGAGTTCTATCTCCCCAAAGCACTGTGCCTTGACCTGGGAAAGTTACAATCGGATTGATACCGTTAGGTAGCATATACAATTGGTCTCTGTGGGCTAGAGTCGGTTGATAAGCAAGTTTCACAACGCCTTTAATCTGACCGCGATTAAGACCACCTGGACTCCACCAAGCATCTCTTACGCTATCAGTATGAGCCATCAATCCTGCTATGTCACCACTGAATCCAATCCAGCGATAAGTATCAGAATAAACGTCATAAACGTATTTGTAGTTACCATCGAGAGTACCGTAAGATGAGGCACTGTTAAATGCAACATCAGTTCTCCAAGCGATTACATTGTTAACAGCGTTTGTGGCGCCACCAACATTTACAACCGTCTCTTTCGGAGGTGATATAATTGCGATACAATCTTTTCTGATTTCCGCAATAGTTTCGATGATGTATTTTGAAACAATAGAAACTTGTGCTGAATTCTCGTTAGAGATTCCACCGCCAATTGCTAAAGAAATATTAATTTCATCAGCATTTGCTAGTACATCCCAACCTTGCATATACTCGTTAGCACCAACCGTACCTGCGTCTACTTCTAGAACCCAAGTATTGCCAGCACCTTCACAAGTTGCTTGGTCATCACCAGAACCGTCATCACAATGAGCAGGAACTCCTGCCGATACTGCGATTCCGCCACTGAATGTTACAGACTGTGCGGCTGTGTTAGTCACGTTATCCGTGTTAACCCAGATAAGTTTAGAGCGAGGATTAATTACATCCATTGCCCAAATGTTTCCACCATCACTGTTTTTGTCGCCTTGTGCGAGTCCAACAAGATAGCGTTCTACAACTTCTTCGTCAACTACTACGACTACTGCCATTTCGTTGTTACCGGAATCGGGCTGAACATCGAATGCACCGGCATATTGCCAGTCACCCCAAGTTGCAGTTCCGTCGTGTGTTTCTACACTAATGCCGTTTCCGTAAGTTCCTGGATAGCGGGCATAAAATCCCTCTGTCAAGGTACCTGAATCCAACTGTGTTTCAAAATCTTCTGACCCTGTGATTTGAGTTACATTTCCAGAAGGCGCGGCATTCATCGCTCCTGAATCAACAACTCGAACTACTTGAAGGCTATTAGCATACTTCAAGAAAGCGGCAGAAGAAAGAAACGCTGGATATGTATCGTTGGTTGGCTGTCCAAAGACTGATACAAGGTCGGCTTCTGAGGTACATAAATACGGCTCAAATGCCGGACCCCAAGTAAAACGACCGACTGTACCACCCAAAGAGGTAGCAACCGCGGGGATAGACGTTGACAAGTCGATTTCTCTTGTCTGGACGCCTGGGCTTAATTGAAATCCCATCGTTTTTCTCCTATATTAAAATTATTTAACTATGGTTCACCCCAATCATTTCACCGTTATTGAGTTATCGTGCGATAATTCTGATGAGGTAATAAGGAAGAAAACACTCTCCTCCATCCATTACAACTATTTATAATTTTGTTGTTTTCCACTAACATCTTCTAATGCCTTCTCCACGGAAGCCATACTCATTTTGTGAAAATCTCTCATTACATTTCTATGTCTAACATTATTGGGACACCCACACTGAAAACTGTATATAGCGGAACATTTTACGCAATATCGACTCTTTAGTTTGTCTCGCATTGCTCTCCAATTGAAGTTATAAGGTTACTGTATCACTTTCAAAGTCCAAAATACCTGCATCAAATCCTACACTTTCTCCACACCCACAACTACTACTCGCATTAGGGTTAACCACTTGAAAAGACGAACCCATTACCTCTACTACGAAATCGATTGTGGCTCCTTTTATGTAATTTATACTCACATTATCTACTACGAATCTCTTGCCATCGGCCAAATCTAGAGTTCTGTCGTATTCTTCTGGAAGGTATTCTTTTTCCACTTTCCAATCATATTCAAAGCCAGAACATCCTCCGCCTTTGATACTGAAACGGACTGCTTCCGCCTCTTCTTTATTGCAAACGGACACTATCTGTGTCTTTGCCGAGTCAGTTAACTTAAACATTATCTTCCTTTCTAGTTATAGATTTGCCAGACTTCACCATCTTCTACTATATATTTATCTTCTCCCTCAATGCCATCTTCTATGAACCCAAAGGGAGTTAAGTCATCCTCTATCTCTTGAATCTGTCCATCATATAGTCTCGTTCTTAAATCTATGTCATTTAAATCTTTAAACATTGGTTGAGAGGAGAACCACGAGAACATTACTAGACTCATTACTAAGTCATCGGTACCACCCTCTTCGGCTGCCCAACTCTTTCCTCGAACAATAAATTGAGATATTTCTGATATTGTTTCTAAGTCATTAATGATTAGTTTGTTTGCCTCTACAAGGTCTTTGAAATTAGAACAACCAATCGCTTTGACACGCTTAGTCATTTTTATGCCTAATTTAGCGTGAACCCCTGATTCGTTTATTGTGTTCTCATATTCCAAATCATAATGGAGTATGTTACAAACTTCTCCACCTGGACCATTTGATTCAATCAGTACAGTTGCCTTATTGTATGCGGTCGCCACTCTATTGATAATGTTTGGAAAAAGAAGTGGTGATATTGAATTTGACCTATATTTAGCAACTAGTTTGAACGGAAGTTCTGTAATGTCAAGTACAGTAAAAGTAGAATAATCTTGCCCTCTGCCCTCTGCTACATCTACTGTTAAAAAATAATTATGTCCTTCAATTGTCTCCTCATAGACATCTAGATTGTCTTTACGTGAAATTGGAGTTTTAATGGCAAGTTCTGCGATTTTACCAGGAGTTACTAGCGTACCAGCAGACCCTAAAAATTCACACTCAAACTCTTGCCTAAATTGTTCTCGACTCGTGTTAGCAATCGTTTCCTCTCTCCACTTATCATCTCGTCCCGGAACATCCCACCAATTGATTTCAAAGGCGTGATAGTTGGAACGCTTCTCAACGGCATCAATCCACATCTTATAGAAATGATTCATACCCAGAGGAGTAGAAACAATAATTACCTTAGATGTTTGACCAGATGATATGGTAGGGTAAACGGAATTAAAAAACTCTTCTGCTATTCCTTGCTGAATGAATGCGAATTCGTCTAGAAAAATCAGGTTGAAAGAATAGCCACGGATAGCACTTGAACTTGTGGAACCTGCGAGAATGCGGGAACCATTTTCTAAGGCCATAGACCCTTTGTTCCATTCAGACACTCCTTGTTGTAAGAACATAGGCAGTTTTTCATACGCCATTTGGAGTCGACCTAATAATTCTCTCGCGGTCGCACCCTTATTGGCTAGAATCGCTACATTCTTTTGGTCAGTGAATAATACATAATGAAGCATATATGCCAGACTTGTCTGTGATTTGCCAGACTGTCGTGGGCATTTTACGATACAGAATCGATTGTCAACCAGACCCTTTATTAGTTCTTCTTGGAAGGGCCATAATTCAAACTTCATCAATCCCTTATCTACATTAACTATAGTCATATAGTTCTTTATGAAGTAGATAGGGTCATCCCTACATTTGACATACTCCTTTATCTCCTCGGCAGAATAATTCTGCGGGACATTAACTCTCTTAAGGAGGGGATTGCCTAAATATGTAGTAATGCTCATAATATAATTAACACCTCGGAATACTTATCAAATTAATCCGAGCCTTTTGTTAGTTGTTTCATTAGTAATTTTATTTGGTCTTCCAGAGTGTCTAGTTTACCAGACATCTTCAGAACTAAAGTATTAATTTCTGCATCTTCTTCGTTACGTTTTTCTATCTTTTCTAGTCGCCCTTCCGTCTTGGTTTCGTAATCTTCTAACCAAGTCTTTTGTGCCTTTAAGGTTTTCTCGATACTTTCGACTCTTTCTAAATCCATCTCGATATATGTTGATATACGTGAGGTTTCCCTGACCATATCCATCATCACGGTAATACCATAGACAACGGCAACAAATATAATGATACTACCGATGTTTTGGATTATATGGTCTCTACTCATTTTACTTAATCTCCTATTTGTCTGTACTGGTCATTTTGTTCCATAACTCGTATAAGACCCTTACTTTTTCTTGTAATACTTCTATAGATGAGTGCATTTTTGCTAATACTATTACCAATGTTATGAATCCTAAAAACACAGGCCACATTTGTACAACATCTTGTAGACTGCCCATTATTCACGTTCTCCTCTTAGTTAAGTATCAATAGTCTTTCCTTTCAACATCTCCTGCAATTCAGCGGTACTGCCTACGTAAAGATTATTGACGTTAGTTTTAGGAGCATCTCCGTCTTTCATTAATTTCAATTCTTTTTGCATCTTTAACAACTCCATTGTTGTGTCAGATACATTTTTTATTAAACCACTCGCCACTTCATATGCTCTCGGATGTTCCATCTCTTTTGCTAGTTCAAGAATGCCTTCTAGAGCATCGTTACCACGTTCTATGAGATTATAAAGATTATCCCTAGCGTAAGAATAATCTTCTCCCAGGTCGCCATCCACGGGGTCAGATTTAACTGCCGCCCTTGGTGCTAGACCTCTTTCTCTACGTACTGCAACTATCCGTTTAGCATCAATAGGAGCATCGTCAGGATGCTCCTCTCCTAATATGTTTTCTGCTACTTCTAGTTCAGCATCTAATTTTTCTTTAATAGTCTTTTTATTTGCTACCATAATATATCCTTCAATCTTTCTATCAAAATTTCATTTTGTCTAGAATAGTTCCTTCTATTTTACTCATCAATCTTACTCCAGAGTATCCACAAATAAATGCGATTGCTAATGCAACTTCTACTCCAAATCCAAAATGCGAACTAAGTGCCGGGATGAAAAACTCCGCGGCTATCCACCCTATCACTGCACTTAATAATAAATCTCTTACAGGAGTCTTTCTACGCATCGCCGCGTTACAAATTCCCCCTGCGCCTGAAGCCCCAATACAACACGCTTTGGCTCCAAACATCGTTACTAATTCTGCTATCATTCCTTTAATACCCCTCCCTGGGCAGTTTTAAGATAAGAAACAATAATATATACTTCAATCCTTTTTCTTTCTATTTAAAATAATTGTCTTTTTACGTATCACGATTTATAGGCCAACTAAGTTCCGTAACCGTGTCCACATCGCTATCATCGTCAGGATTATCAGGATGTCCTCCAGTGACTTTAATCGTCCAGTTGTCTTCTGCACCCGCAGAGAATGGGTCAACTTCTAAGTTGATTTGTTCATCTGGATAGAAAGGACCAGGTTGACCAGAATCGATAATATAATTGGTAACAACCTTCTTGATAAGTCCTTGCTCTCGTATCGGCGGGTAAATCCAGCCCCTAACGAGAAAATTTAAAGTCCAATTGACTATTCGTTGCTCTGCAAAATCTCCTTCATATTCATCTGACATTTCAACCGCTGTTAATTCAATTGGGATATCCCTACGCATATCTAATTCAGGAACCTCTTCAATTACAACATTAAAATCTGGTGCAAAATAAGGTAATATTTGTTCGATGATTTGAAGTCCATCATCCATCAAGTCCGTATAAACATCAAGAGAAAAATTGAAATTGTATGGAATCGGAGAATATAAAGCATACGCTTTGTCGTTGTTGGTGTGATTAAATCTATACTCGGTCATTTGATTCGCGGACCGAGTTAAATCTATTTCCATTCCAGTAAAAACAAATCCCATACGAGGAACTTGTCTATTCTTCTTACTGTCTTGGATTAATCGTGCTAGATACTTTTTACGAGATTCATAGGCTAATGGTACTTTAATATCTTTGAGTACCGTGCCATCTGCCTCTTTATGCTCCACGTGAATGTTATTAAACACGGACCCAAACGCAATAATTAATTTTCTTGTAGTTCCGTGATAAAAAGTTGTTCCAAACATTGTTTATGTACTCCCAAATGGGTTCATCTCTGATAAGTCTAGAATATCGTCATCCAAACTATCCCAATCAGGTGTTGCTAATTCGTTATCCACTGCCGTTTGTATATCTGTCTCTAATGCGGTTATCTCTGCATCTACAACATCAATATCTTCACCACCATATTCCCAAGGTTTAAGTGTTAATGTCCAAACGTGTTGTGGTCCTTCTGGTGTTGGATAGAATGAACTGTCATTCCCAACAAATGTTACTTCAAATAACGCCTCGGCATCATTGAAATATAATAAATCTCCTGCAATTGGCGTATCATCATCTGTGGCTACTGTTTGTTCTGCAAAGGATTTCTTCGTAAAAGAAACCTTCATTTCGTCAGTTACAGACACTCCGAACTTAGAGTAGAAATCTCCGACATCTCCATACTCTTGATAATCATCAATTAGTATATTAAATGTCCATACAGTATCAAAGAACGAAGAGGGGTCCTCTCCGAACACTGGGTCTAGTGCAGTCCCGTATTTTCGTGGAAGATACTTCGCCTGAAATCCTACTACGGCGATTACTTCTTCTACGATATCTTTAACCATTGGGGATTTTGACATTTGGTCGAACATACCCACAACATTACCCCACTATAAAGTTAACCGGAAGTTCGTAATTAAGGGAAAATTCTTCTTCGAGTTTGTCAATCTCTTCTTTCGCTTCATCCCAAACTTGTTGGCCGTTGATAGTAATCCCACCTGGAAGTGGCATTCCATCAAACTGTTTCATATTAGCACCCCATTGCTGTTTAATTTGTGCAGTGGCATACTTCTTCACCCACTCATCATTAAATACGTCTAGAGCATAAGATGTAGCCTCGTCAGGTCGAACGGCTTGCCACGCTCGTAAGAGCATAGAAGCACCGATTGTCCAAGTTGCTCCAGCGGCTTCACAATCTACTTGAGTTATCTCCGCTTCGTCTGAACAAATTGGGCCAACTATCTTGCCAGAATGACTGTATAATCTATTGTTCGCTTTATTAAAAGTGAATGTTCTATCTAGATTGAAATAACTATTGACCATTTCAAGGTGTTCCATTGTTATTTCAAAATAAGCCATATTGACTTTATTCATATCGAACATTTCGTCTGCCATTATTCTATAGCGAACATCGGACATTGCCTCGGAAGAATATCTTCCTGGCTCGTAAATTCTTGTCACTGCTACGACATCATCGTGCAGTGTTATATATCCGTTTGCTTGGTCTGCCTGCGTAAACTCATAAGTGATAAATTTCTCCTCAGCGCCATCGAAATGTCGCTCAACGAATAGTTGGAGAGCATCATCAATCCTGTCATATGCTTGAGTATCGTCTACTTGGATTTCTATCTTTGGAGCACCAAGTTTCCGATAAGCATAATCTCTTAAATTGTCTACCGATTGTAATTTAGCCATTATTTAACCTCTATATTCTTATTTATGTCTTTTGCTTCGCATACTATTTTCCTATACTGCTTTAATAAACCCCACTTAAATCGCAATATTGTGTAAATAAACAACAACATCGAGAGCGACATTCCGATATTAGTTACGACCAGTTGTATATGTACGTCAGTGGAAATGACTGAAATGCCAGTTATATTTACTATCGAGACTATGGCTCCAGTTAATATGGAAGAGCGTGCCCAACAAGAATAAAATCTCCTGTGTTTAAGAGTAAAAATGAACGATGTTATTGCCAATGTAGCAACAACTATACTTAGGAATTTGTCTACGCCGAATAGTAATTCTATACCCATAATGTTAACTTCCTGTTTTAATCCAATAGATTACTAGTCCGACCGCGGCAGATAGCACCAGCCAAAAGAATCTTTCTCCATTCCCAATCTGAATTTTATTACCAGATATAGCGGTATCCTGCTCGTGGCCCATTTCGATGAGTTTGTCCAGTTTTGTTTCCACCCTATCTACAGAATTATAGATAGTTTTCATTTGCTCTTCCAATCTGGTTATACGTTCTTTCATCGTGCCAAGGTCATCCCGCATCCGTTCTAATGTGTCGTCTGACATAGTTATCCTGTCTTATATATAAATGTGTACCGTGAGATAAATATTGTTATCTATAGAGTATTTATATAATTAATGTGATTGGGAGTAATTTAGATGAATAAGCGGATATATGTAATTGGTGATGTGATGCTAGATAAGTATTGGAATGGGGAGTCCACTCGACTATCTCCAGAGTCGCCTGTACCCGTTGTAGATGATATTAAAGTCATCAATCGTCTAGGTGGTGCTGGTAACGTCTGTCAGAATCTAAGAGTGTTTACCGATGATGTGATGCTTTTCTCTGTAATAGGTAGAGATAGAGAAGGTGCAGAAATTGCCCAAGAACTAGCAAACAGCGATATTATTAACGACCTCACTTTAGGCGAAAATTCAAAAACAATCACCAAAACACGGGTTATCTCGAATGACCAACAACTGTGTCGCATAGATAGTGGGTCGCTTAATGACGCTCCTCCACGTCTTGGTGACACTCCTGATGCTATAATCGTAAGTGATTATGGTAAGGGTACTATAACACCAGAAGTAATCAGAGACATTATTGACAACCACGACTGTAATATATTTGTCGACCCTAAGGGGAATGATTGGGAAAAATATGCTGGTGTTTTCTGTGTAACTCCTAACTTAAAAGAATTTGAAGAAGCACACGGACCATTTTCGTTTGAAAAAGCCCGTGATGTTTTAGAGGAATATAATCTCCAAGGAATTTTAGTCACACTAGGTGCAAATGGAATGCAATGGATAGGACGTGACGGAAAGTCAATTATACGTCCTGGTATCGCCCAGGAAGTACGAGATGTAACAGGCGCAGGAGATACAGTTATTGCAACATTCGCCCTATTTAGTGATATCGATATTAAGACTGCAATGGACTATGCAAATAGGGCCGCAGGAAATGTAGTAGCAAAACTAGGAACTGCCGTGCCAGATAAAGAGGCAGTGGTTGAAACCGTTGTGTTCACAAACGGCTGTTTTGACCTTATTCATTCTGGTCATATTCATCTACTACAAAAGGCATCCTATATGGGAGACCGATTAATTGTCGGGATAAATAGTGATGCTTCTATGAAACGTATTAAGAGGGAGCCAGTTAATGACCAATACGAGCGAAAGGAAATATTAGAATCCATAGCAGGAGTCGACCACGTCATTATATTTGATGATGACACACCATACGAATTGATAAAATCATTACAACCTGACATAATCGTTAAAGGTGGTGATTATATTAAGGGAAATGTAGTTGGGGCTGACCTGGCTGAAGTCAGAATTATCAGCATCCTTGAAGGAAAAAGCACGAGTAAAACAATAGAGAGAGCAAAAAATGTCTTATAAACCTAATAAAATACAGAAAGGGTGGGGTCACGAACTCATACTAGAGTCGAATGATACCTACTGTATGAAAGAATTACATTTTTATGAGAAGGGACACAAGTCTAGTATGCACTTCCACAAGAATAAAACCGAGACGTGGTTACTTGTCGAAGGTGCTGTAATTGTAGAGATTATGGATATGAGTGATGCTACGAGTAGGTTCGTCACTATAGAGAAGGGTGGTGTACTCCACCTTGAACCTATGACACCACACCAAGTAGTTTCAATAGAGCCTAATACAGTTATCCTCGAGGCATCTTCAAAAGATACTCCCGAGGATAATTATAGAATTAGACCTGGCGATTCACAAAAGAAGGGATATAAAGAAGGTTATAATTTACCTTAACTTGTTGGAATTCCAAAGCAGGCATTAGTCATATCTGCTTTTGTATAAGTTTGATAGCCTTTTGCTATATCCTCAGGCATTGGGATGAATTTGATTTGGTCCTCGTTATCAACAACTTCAAGGGCAAGGTCATAGAAAGACTTTGCCTCTCCCATTCCTAGATTATAAACACCAGTCTTGCCTTGAGTCATTGCATTTATTGTAGTCTTAATTGCCTCATCAACGTGAATGAAATCCCTATAGTAGTCTTTAGAACCCTCAAATAGTTGAACAAATCCACTTCTATTATATTGTTCTCTCATCCAACATAGTGGTGATTTCTGGCTTTTGTGTTGTTCGTGTTCACCATCGGACATAACATTAAAGTATCTTAATCCGATAATATACTCTTTTGGATTCGCGGCAAATTTACGGGCATACTTATCTGCTTGAAGTTTGCTTAACGCATAATAACTTTGTGGTGTATAGTCATCTGATTTGTCATTAAAGTTTCCCCATTCCTTAGTTTGCTCACCGTACACTGAGGCACTTGAAGCATAAACTAATGGGACTCTGGCACTGGCACAAATCTCCATAATATTACAAGTATACTGATAGTTATTTTTCATCAGATATTTGCCATCGGTGCAGGTTGTTGAACTTTCAGCACCTAAATGATAGACCTCGTTCACTAAATTAGCGGAACAGGCCGCATCAAGAACACTAATAAAATCATCCTTGTCAGTATAGTCTAAGAATTCTAGACAATTGATGTTCTGTATTTTGTTCGGGTCTGATAAATCATCCACTACTAAAATTCGTCTTTGACCTCGACTATTCAACTCTTTAATCAAGTGAGTGCCTAAGAATCCTGCTCCTCCTGTGACGACCGTAAATTTTTCGGGGTCTCTAACCCGTGAAACTGGAATCTTGTCAGCGAGTTGCGTTTTAAGTTGGTCCTCAGTCTTGTGACCGGTGCCTCTAACAGTATTATGAAAAGGCGATGAAGGGTCTGTTTTAGGTTTTTTAGGTACGAGTGGGTCATTATTTCGGGGCATTTTCTTTCTCCTTGTTTTTCACTTCAATAATGAGATTCTTTTCAGGAATATATAGGTATTCTATATCACTATGTTGAAGTGTTCGTATAGCATCATCAATCGTTTCAACTAAGGGTTCTCCTCCTAGATTGAAAGACGTATTAAATATAATAGGAACTCCTGTTTGCTCATAAAAGTTTTTAATGATTTCATAATAAACTGGATTTTGATGTTCCTTAACCGTTTGAATTCTGCAAGTGCCATCTATATGAATAATAGCAGGAATTTGTTTTGCATATTTTTCATCCGAACAATACATTGCATACATCATATGAGGAGATTCTTCCAATCCTCTCATATCAAACCATTCGTGTGCGTGTTCGTGAAGAATAGACCCAGCGAACGGACGGAAATATTCTCTGTGTTTAACGGAGTTCACATAGTCTTTCCCGTCAAGCGTCCGAGGGTCATATAGGATAGAACGATTGCCCAAAGCCCTTGGACCGTTCTCGCACTTATCTTGGAACAACGTAACGATGTTCCCCTTCAAAATTAAATTAACTGCATCTTCTGTTTGTTGATTTTCAAATACACCACTAGCACCTCGTGCCTTAGCAATTTCAACAATCTCTTCTGTAGACTTCATTACAGATGGTCCTAAGAATAGGGATTCTGCAAATGGTCTTACTTTATCATCTTTTGTGAGTGAATGGTGACATAGAAGTGCGGCCCCCATTGCGGTGCCTGCATCATTTGAAATTGGCTCAACGTATAGATTAATATCTTCATCCTTTAATTGACCAAGATACCAATAATTAGCGACACAATTAAGTCCATAACCACCAGAAAGAACAACATTCTTTTTGCCACTCATCATAACTGCTTTTCGTATTAAATCAAGAACCATTTGTTGTGATTCAGTCTGAACGGCATATGCCATATCTCTACGATTCTGTAACTTCGTAAGGTCACCACCAGCATCTTCTTCCGATGTGGTTAATTCTTTATAACGCCCTTGATTGACTAATGCGCCATTAGGATAGGTAGGAATAATCAAATTTCTATCTGTAGTTTTCCAATCACCACCTCCACCATCACTATAGATGTCTGGGAACTTATCGTTAGGTTTACCATATGGAAATAATCCCATAGTCTTACCTGCTTCGATTGGATTCCAACCACAATACTGTGTTACGGCTTCGTATGCTTTTACGATACCAGCCGAATCATCAAGTACCAATTCGTGGGTTCCTTCTTCTGCTTCTCTGTCTGAGGGTATTGTCGTTTTAATACCCATCCAAGGTCCTCTTCCGCCTTGATGTTTATAAAGAGTTTTGAATTCATCTGGATATTCACAATCAAATATAGATTCTAACTCCCAAGTCATTTCTGCATCTTGTTTATTACCATCACCAATATTCATAGGAATAAAAGTTCCTGCTCCATCCACTATCACGGCCACGGCAGACTCAAATCCTGACCGATAAAATGCGGTCGAGGCGTGGAGTTTGTGGTGCCACTTGTGCATATCTAACACTTGGTCATCGGTGTCAATTAAGCGTAATTTTCGGGCAAGACCAGTATATACATCGCCGCCGCTAAAATCAACACGGCTATCATCTGGTTGGGTGTGTGCTATGACTAGATAATCTAACTTATCTGTGTATTCAAGGATTTTAACCATAGAAGCATATGGTCCACCATCGTACTTCTTTCTAGTTAATCTTTCTTCTTCGATACTGAAAACAATTTCACCATCTTTCAATAAACAAACACCACTATTATGTCCTCTGGCAATACCAGCAATCCACTGACTCATTATCTACTCCTCATTATCTAATAGGTTCTTCTCAACAAAATCATATTTAGGCAATGCCTTTGGTTTTTCTGTTTTCGGTTCTACTTGTTCAATGTCATTAGGATTACAACAACCAGAATCTGCCTGGGTTGGAGTAAACTGTCCACTGAAAGGTTTCGAGGCTCCTAAAAAGGAACAACAAGAATCAATTATTCTTTGCTCATCTGCATCTTCGAGCATCATTACTCCATCATTCTGTCTATCTTTCTCATCATCCATAGAGATTCTAATAGGAGAATAGTTTCTTCCCTTCTCTTTACCTATATCTATAACGTCAAAAGAATCGTCACCTTCATATGTGATATTAATAGGTACAGTAGAGCCAACAACAACCGTTGCTGTTTTGCCAACTGCTTTAGCCATATGCTGTCCTACAGAATCACAACCTAAGAAGTGGTCACACGAATTAATCATAGAGGCCCACAATCTCAAATTGGCTTCTCTTGGAACTGCAACTGGGTGATTTTTGTTTTCGGGAATAGGGAATGGTATCTCTGTCATTACAACAACTGCATATTTTTCACGGAGACCATTAATGATGTTGACAATATTTGCCACTTCAAAGGAACGTGAAGTACCATCAATAAGATAGTCGCCCATCTTAGTAACAGACCGTCCAAATGGTTGAATAATTACGACTTTCTCTTTGTTTAAGCCAGCCCTAATTTCTTGTATCGTCTGATAACCAGTAATAGTTTCCATCTTATTCAGATTGATAACAGGACTGGATACTTCTCGTGCAGTTTCAAGACCATTGATTTCGATATCAAATGCTTGAGCAAGAGAACATTTTTGGTTAAAGTATTCGTTGATTCGATATGGCTCTGGCGTAACGATATCCTTATCTCGGATATGTTGTTCAAAGAGACCTTTGTGCCATACTTCGTATGCGTGGGATTGGAGGACTGGGTGTCCTCGATAAAAATCCATACCCGCTTCACAAACTATTATGAAATCAGAATCGCCAGATTCTTCAGCGTATCTTTCAAAGGCAGGGATAGACGATAGTACCCTTCCAGCACCACCGTTAATAAAGAACGCTTTAGAGCGTTTTTGGGACTTCTTGGTCGACATTTCTCACCTCACTGGGTTAATAATCTAAAATTGTAACAATTATAACATAATCAATACATCTTGTCAAGTATTTATATGCAATAAAAAAGGACTTATTCTGGTGAACAAGTCCTCTTTTGTGTTTAAAACTGTTTAAATATTGCTTGTTCTTTAATCGTCAGAAGCAATTCCAGGTGGTAGTTGACTTTGCCAATCAGTGCGTCCGCCCTGGTCTGCAATTTTAACAACTCCCTCTCCAGCATCTGCATTAGCATCTGCGAGGGCCGCTTCTGCTACTTCTGAACTTGCATTCACTTCGTCAGGTGCTTGAGGTAATGTAATTAGATACGTTGGAGTACCTTCTGGATAATCTGCTGGCAAATCACGCAATGCTTGACGATAATCAGTCCATTCCTTTTTGACTGCCTCAGGCATATCATCTGCTACATTCTGGTCAGATGTGGTTAGAAGAGAATTTCTTGACGCCCGTATGTCATCCATAGTAGGCTCATCATCTTCAGGCTTTGCGAATGTAGGCGCCTTCCAGGCAGCCCCATCCCAACCAGTTACAAATGATTGAATATCATACACTTCAGAAGGATGAGTAGGGTCCGCTACAGTAGGATTCAACCTATCTGCTGGTCCAACTTCAACTTCAAAGTGTGCAGGAGGCTCAAAGCCACCCCATAGTATTCCGCAGTGCATCGGATTTACATTACAGTCAATTTCGACCGCAATAAAGTCTGCCGCTAGTGGACGACCATCTTCTTTCTCTTTGTTATAAGCATTGACTACAACTCCATTCTGAACGTGAGCAACAACTGTTTCTGGACCAGTATACGTCTGTGTAGACGTTTTTCCTAGTGCAGTAGTAGAAGTCTGCCACTTATCGGGAATGTCGTAAGTAATCTCTTTAGTAATATTTGCCATAATTTTTTAATCCCCTAAATTTTATTTCCAATAAGTAACTTTAACAAGGCCGCCAGCACCCCATCCACCCCAACAACAACTAGAGTGAGCATATGGTGTTCCACCGCCCCCAGATGGGAACAATGAGTGGTGTACACAACAACCTACGTTTGCACGACATCCATCCATTCCTGTCATTGAGGATACTGCAAATGGTCCACTTCCTGGTCCTGCGATTGAATATTTGTCATTCCAACAATATTGTGATTCGTGTAGTGTTCCAGAAATTCCTTGAATCTGATGGTCAAAGTTTCCACAAGCACAAGCGGGCTGTGAATTACAGTTACCGTTTTGAGCGGGATGAAAACAAGAGTAACACCAAGTTGAACATCTATTCCAACCTGAAGTTCCACCGTTTGCACAATAACCACTTAATCCAGGGCCGTTTGCGTATGAAGGACATCCACACCAGCCACAAGCGTTTATGGCTGTGCAACAAGTACAACAACTACAAGGAGTTGTTCCGCCTGAACAAAAATCGTAAACTGAACTGCCTGGTGTAAAATGTGTGTCTGCGTATAGCATCTTTGAAGCATATGCTCCAGTTCCGCCACCACGACCAATCATACAACATTGAGATGGTCCACCTGAACCGCCTCCGCCTTGAAGTTCTATTTTGACTACCTTAGTTTCATCAGGAACTGTCCATTGTAAATGACAACCGCCATTTGAAACACTATCGTGAGATGTGTGCATAATGAACGGCAATTCGTACATATCAGTACCGCCCGCTCCTGCGGCCGCTTCTTCAATGACTGTAATTCCGTCAGCAACGGCAGTCTGTAATATGGGTAATTGTACTGCTTGTACTTCGCATATGTCATTAAGACCTTCGTAAACGTGATTCGCCATCAACTCTAACGCTTGGTTAGTGTCTTTAGCCATTTGATTCATTTTACCAAGTGTTAAAATATCCATTATTTCTTCTCCAAAATTTGAGTTGATGGGAAAGAAGAAGGAACGAACATTTCATCGACATCCGCAAGGTTAGCGGGTAAGTCTCTTAGTTTAACTCTTAGGGCACCAACAGATGTTTTCAGTGCTTCTGGCACATCATCACCCATCATACCATCAGTGTTCATAAGAATCTCGTTTCGTAGCGTCCTGATTTCATCCCAGTCAGTTTCGCCAACAATGTCAGCATTAGTGTTTTTCACTAATTTCCAAGCACCATCTTCATAAGTTGTTCTATTGGAATCATATAACTCATCTGGATGAATAGGATAAGCCCAAGTAAATTCGTTGTAACCGTCGGGAGTAGGTATAGACTTCATAACTCTATCGTCACCAGGCTCGTCAACGTCTAAATGATTATTATGATAAT